AGTGGTGCTGACTTCGCTGAACAGTTGGTCGACGACTGCTACGGTTTCCATAGCGACTTTCCAACTTGGGTGCATATAGACTGGGAGAAAACCTGGGACTATGCTCTATCATACGACTACACCATCACGGACGACGGGTACGTATTCTGCAACAACTTCTAAGAGTTGTGACACTTGGGGAACTGGCACACGGTTCCCCCATTCGTTCCTTTACCCCCTTATAATAAGTGTATACCAAACAAAGCAACTCTATGGCAAAAGCAATCGGAACAGTAAGAGCAACTGACACCAATGTTAAGGGGCACGTTCTGAGAGCATCATCAGGTGGCGGAATGACTTTCACCAAAGCAGGTGGACTGGGTAAATGTATGGTCAAAGACCTTGACGGTGTAATCGCAAGGGCAAAGAGACAGTATAAGGCAGACCGCAGAGCAATGGTGAGACAGGGGTCAGCGACCTAACTGGCACAATGGGTTCGTGTATTGGCAGTGCCCCCGTCCGTGGGGGTTCGCCGCCCCGCCCCGATATAAAAATGCCTAACTACCCTAACCTACAAAGTGTTACGGAAGCGAGAACAATATCACAATGGAATTCAAATTTTTTTTCCCAGTATAAGAATGCCCACAGAGTCGACTTGCGAGAAAACCGTAAATGATATATAATTCAAAAAGAGAATACTTGTAATGAGAAAAAATCCCGACCAAAATATTTGCCCCATAGAGATTGATCCAGTTACAGATGAATATAAGATAACAATACCTGAATGGTTATTGAATGATATGGGATGGTATGAAGGTATGGAATTAAACTGGGTACAAGATTCAGATGAGATTTTTATTAGAGAGGTAGGATGAGTACTTTTCACATATACTTAAATGATCGTTGTTTGTTTAAGGATTTGAATGAAGAGGAGTTTGATGTTATATGGGGAAGGATATATAAGAGTTACTGGGATGGTTTAACTTACTCTGAGGTAGTTGAAAAACCATCTGAACAATATATTGATGCATCGTTTTAACAAATGGAATTAAATCAAGGAAATAATCGTGATCCTCTTGAGAAGGAGGATTTTATTATGATTATGCATGATACATTAGAACCAAATTTAATTGATTGGTGTGAAAACTTAATTAAGAATGTTCCTTGTTGGACTGTAAGAGATAAACAGGATAAGGGATCTCCTATGATGCAAGATGTACAAATAACATTAGAGAATGATTATACTAATGCAGCAAAGAAGATATCAATGAATTTATGCAATACTTTATTTTCACAGTATTGTCATCATTATCCAATGTTAAAAGGACAGAATTGGATGTCTGCTGCTACTTGTTTACAGAGAACACAAAAGTATGAAGGATATCATACATTTCATTGTGAGAATGATGGATATCATCATAATGGTAGACAGTTAGCATGGATGGTATATTTGAATGATGTAGAAGAAGGAGGAGAGACTGAATTTTTATATCAAGGATTAAAGATTAAACCTGAAAGGAATAAAGGAGTAATATGGCCTGGTGGGTTTACGCATACACATAGAGGTAATCCTCCAATTAGTAATACGAAGTATATTTTAACTGGTTGGGTATCTACGAATGATATATTTGATATAGGATATGGTCCTAATTTTTAGATTGACAGTTGCTATATAATCTGATATAATTGAATTGTAATTACACAACGTTATGGCAAAAGGTTTTACAGTAAAAGCAAAATCTCCCATTGTCAAGAAAGAACCCGAATGGGATTTTGATAAAGCAAGAGAGATGGTGAAGGGTAAGACAGTAGTATTCTGTTTACCTGGTCGTGGAGTATCATATGCATTTTTAAAAAGTTTTGTACAGTTATGCTTTGATCTTGTCCAAGCGGGTGCTTCGATACAGATCTCCCAAGATTATTCGTCAATGGTTAACTTCGCAAGATGTAAGTGCTTAGGAGCGAATGTTCTCAGAGGTCCAGATCAGAAGCCTTGGGATGGTCAATTAAAGTATGATTGGCAATTATGGATTGATTCTGATATAGTTTTCAATAGTGAGAAGTTCTGGCAGTTGGTTCTAATGGATCAAGATATTGCTGCTGGTTGGTATATGACTGAAGATGGTAAGACAACATCAGTTGCACATTGGTTAGAGGAAGATGATTTCAGAACAAATGGTGGAGTAATGAATCACGAAACAGGTGATACAATTACAAAGCGTACAAAACCATTTACAGTTGATTATACTGGTTTTGGTTGGTTACTGATTAAGAATGGTGTATTTGAACACGAGGGTCTACCTTATCCTTGGTTTGCTCCAAAGATGCAGGTATTTGAATCGGGTGAAGTACAAGATATGTGTGGAGAAGATGTGTCATTCTGCTTAGATGCAAAGGAAGCAGGTTTTGAAATATGGTGCGATCCACGTATTAGAGTTGGTCACGAGAAAACAAGAGTTATCTAAGATGGCTAGCAAATCCTCACAAGCAATCAAAAGGTGGGTTAAGTTACATATGCCAGAGAAATCCAATGCGGAACTCTGGTATTTGTCTATGCAATGTTTATTAGAACTTGAGCGTAGAGATTCAGATACATCGATTGGTTTAAGTTTTGATCATCCTTTAAATGTTTTTTTAGATAGAGATGACGAGTCGGTATAACGTCCTCCGTAATGGTAAAGTAATCTTTACGAATATAAGTCAAATGGAATACTTTGATTTAATGGAGGATTTTGCATTGGAGTACTATCAAACAGGAACTCCGCATCCCAATGAAATTAGTTTTGAGATACTAGAAGATGAGTAAAGTAGCAATTGCTTATAAGGGCAGTTTTAGTTCACCGCTAAGTCTCGTAGAGAGCACCATAGAGAATCATAAATCAATGTTTTTGGATTACTTCGAGGACATTGATTTCTTTTTTAGTACCTATAATATTGGTGATAATGAACTTAGAGATCTTTATGGGAAACATTTAGGTGAGATAGAGTGGGGTTTTATTGATGGAAGTTTTATGACTGCTTCTACGTGGAATGCCCAGTTTGAGCACCACGGGAACCTCGCTCGGATGATTAGTAACCGTGAAACTCGATATGATTTGATCGTAATTACTCGACCTGATTTACGTTGGTTGAGGTCTTATAATGTGGTAAACATTGATAAATCGAAGTTTAATATAGCGATTCAACATCAATCAGGTAATTGTGATGATAATCTCTTTGTATTCCCCCAGAATTATTTGGATGGGTTTGTAAAGAGTGTAAATGAACTGAAGGATAGTGGTGGTATTACACACGCATTAAATCATCGTTTGATTGAGAATGGTGTTCCAATTCATTATATGCAGGAGTATGATGAATCTACATTCCATACTAATTCTAATTTGGGGCAATCGATCTTTACTATGTGCAAATACCTATGAACTTACCTACAACCCAATTAAAAGATCTTATACACATTGAGAAAGGCATTATACCCCCTGAGTTGTGTGATGCCTGTGTTGATGATATAAAGAGGCGTACAGGATGGGAAGCACATCAATGGTATAGTAATGATTCAGGACAGGTAAGTTTAGATACTAAAGATAAGAAGGAATTAGATATACTATTTGCAGGAAGGGAATTGGATAATAAGTTTCTTCCTATTATATTTGAAGTTGGATCAATCTATAATGAGAAGTTTGCATGGGATTCTCCTTTAACATCACAGATTATAAGTACAACCACAATACTTCGATTTAATCGTTATCGTGAAGGAGAAGAGATGTTTCAACATATGGATCATATTCATTCTTTATTTGAAGGTGAAAGAAGAGGAATACCTGTATTGAGTTTTATTCTTAACTTTAATGATGATTATGAAGGTGCTGATTTATATTTTTGGGATGATACAGTTGTTTCTTTAGGAAAAGGTGATATAATAGTATGGCCATCATTATTTTTATTTCCGCATGCAGTCTCTAAATGTACGAAAGGAACTAGATACTCAGCAGTTACATGGGCTTGGTGAAAATATGGAAGAAGTTACAAAACCGTGGGGATCTTATACTAATCTTTTAGATGAAGATTATACTAAGGTTAAAAAGATAGTTGTTAAACCTGGTGAATCACCTAGTTATCAATATCATTATAAAAGAAGTGAAGTGTGGATTATCGTAAAGGGCGTTTGTACTGTGCGTTATAATGATATTTGTAAGGATTATGGGGTTGGAGATACCATAAACATCTCTAGATTAGGTAAACATCAACCAATAAACAATGGAACTGAAGACGTAGTGTTTATTGAAGTGCAATTAGGTACTTATTTTGGTGAAGATGACATTGTGAGGTTGGAAGATAAGTATGGAAGAGTATAAAGTATTACTTACCACAAGTGGATTAGGTTCTAGATTAGGAAATTTAACAAAGTTTACCAATAAAAGTCTTGTTCGTATTGGTGATAAACCTGCAATTTCACATATAATTGAATCTTACCCCTCAGAGGTTGAGTTTATCGTGACTCTGGGGCATTATGGATCACATGTGAAGCAGTATTTAACACTTGCACACCCAGAAAGATCAATAAAATTTGTAGAAGTTGATAATTATATGGGTGAAGGGAGTAGTTTACTCTATTCTATCTCTCATTGTGAGGAGGAACTACAATGTCCTTTCATCTTTCACGCTTGTGATACCATTCTAGGCAGCAATTATATCGATAAGGTAGATTTTACTACAAACTGGTCTATAGGCGGTATAGGCGATAATAGTCAGGCATACAGGACAGTGAACTGTGTAAATGGATGGATCGTTTCTATCAATGAAAAGGGTGAACAAAACTTTGATTATGTGTATGTTGGGGTATCTGGTATCAAAGATTATCAAATATTCTGGCAAAATTGTAGAGATATACTCAATACAGTTAAAACTAGCGATTTAAGTGACTGTCATATCATCCGTAAGATGGATAACTTCAGGGTGTTTACTACTGATGAGTGGTATGATATGGGAAATATGGATTCTTTAAAGAAAACACGTTCAGTCCTAAAAGGAACGATCAATGTATTGGATAAGGATAATGAAAATATCTTTATTGTGAACAA